TTGGTCTTTAAACCAGCGGGCCCATTCTAAAGCTATATTATGCCAAAAGGTGCTATTAGTATGAACACCGAGGTGTAGGTCTGATATAATCGCTACACGAGACTTATTTAAATTAATCGTCTCCATAATCATCGTAATCTCCACCTACAGGTTTAACGTAGATATAACCACTACTAATCTCAGGATCTGTCATGATATCTTCATACATTTTTTCTCTGTAGCTCTTAACAGCCTCATGATGCCTTTTTTCCTTTTTAATGCGATTAATGAATGCGTGAAAGGCTATCGTTGTAAAATATGAGAATGGATTAGAGTTATTACTAAAGTCGTACTTTTTAAATTTAAGAGCAGCATACATCTTAATAAGAGCGTCACCAATCATATCATCTTTATAGGTGTAGTTAATAAATGACGGATTATAGCTCAATCCGTAAGCAATTTTTTTAATATTTTCAGCTAGATCATCCGTCATTTTATCTGAATCATAATACGTTCTCAGTGATTCTTTAAATTCTTTTGGATCAATATAATAGTTAGCTTTAGCTTCTTTTGACATCTTATATAAGTATAAGTTTTGTGGTTAAAAGATCAAGGTTGAAAAACCTTCTTTATACTATATTTTATTTTTTCTTTAGTATATATAGACTGCCTTTTTAAACTATGCGCGTTTCCGTACTTAAGATTATCTGCTAGATCTAAAATGATAAGCCTGTCTTTGTTATCGTGTTTACGTAACCCTCGGCCGATCGACTGTACTGTGCGTATAAATGACTTACCGCCAGCAGCAAAGATAATATTATGTAAGTTTTTAATGTTTACACCGGTAGAGAAGATAGCACTAATAGCTACACATATAATATTATTATTAAGCTCCATCTCTCTCTTAATCTTTTCTCGTTCTTCTACTTCAACCTCACCCCTAATAAAGTAAATTTGCTTACTCGTTAGAGATGTTAGAGTATTATATAATAACTCACCGTGTTCTATGTGATTGACTAGTACTAAAGTATTGTTAGTAAGTCTATCGCATAAGTTTTTAATTAAATTATTACGAAATTCATTTTTGTATATAAAATCTAGCTCGTTTCTATATTCATTATCTAGTATTTTTGGTACTGTACTCGAGTAAGTTATATTAATACCTTTTACCTCAACATTAACCAAAAAATCTTCAACTCTTAATTCAAAGCTACTCTTTTCATATATTATAGGTCCAAATTTACCTATAATAGACCATTTATCTATTTGTTCTTCTGGTAATGTACCTGTAAACCCGTATCGATTATGCGTTTTAATTTTAGTAATAATTTTACTAATTTTATTATCGGGTTTAATTTTATGACATTCGTCAACAATTAATAGATCTACAAATTTAACCCACTCACTCTCTTCAAATTGACTTTGGAGAATGCCAATATTACAAATAACTACATTAGAAGTAAGGTCTGGCTTGTGTGAGCCTGTCCATTTTGTAATCTTATAGCTAATACCGCAGTTTATAAACTCTTCGTATGTTTGTTCCACTAGGGTTAAGTCAGGTACTATAACAATACACTTAAATGTTAGCTTGTTATTACTGTTTCTATAATAGTTTTCTATTAGAGCTGCTGTTGTAAACGTCTTACCTGCACCAGTACCCAATACGCATGTACCTCGACCAAGCTTTAGCGCCTTTTCTAGTACATCTGTTTGATAATCTCGTAGTTCGAAGTTAAATTGACTATAAAGGGGCGAGTTGATCGCAGTATCAAGTATGTTTTGAAGCTTAGTACTTATGTTTATGTCGCATAATATTTGATTTTCAATAAGATACTTTCTAATTTCCCAGTATAATCCGAGCTCACACGCGCCTGATTGTGTAATTATATACTTGCGTTGCGGAGCAAATCGACTAAATCGACGAGCAAAACGAGCTCCTTTGTTTTCTGCACTAAAATACTCGCGTATCCTGCTAAAAAGATCACTATCGTCAGTAGATAGTGCTATTTTACCGGTTGAGTTATTATAATTAAAGTTAATCTCCATTATAATTGTTCCATTTGATTGATTTGCACTATATTTTTAATCTCCCAGTGCATTGAGCTAAATATTTTTTCTACTTTTTCAAGATACTCGATGATAAGATCCAATTCTTTAAGTTTTTCGTTAATAACATCCATATCTTGCGTGTTTTCAGCAGCAGATTCCGCTGTTTGAATTGTTATTTTGACAGGACTCTCAGTAATAATGCGTGTTACTAGGTCTTTTTTATGCTGTTTTTTCCTGGTTAGTAGTTTATTTTTGTTAATTTTAGCATCAATTAGTCTAGCGACCCAGAAATGCTTACGAGATGGCATTTTCATTTGCGCTTGTTTAAGATTAAAATCATCAATTTGAAGATCCTTGTTTACTTCTTCAATATATTTCTTTAGCGTTTCCACAAATACAGTATAAATAAGTTTAGTATGGAATCAAGTGGTAAGTTTGAACGTATATTCTTTAGATTGCTACATGAGGATTCATCAGTCGGTGGCGGATCTTTAGGTAGTGCTGCGGCTGCGGGAGGATACGATCCTGCGGATGGTCATGCTAATTCTTTTGATTTTTATGCGCCAGGTGATGCGCGTATACCTAAAGCATCTAAGGTAATACTGACTCGAGGCGGAGCATTAAAAAAGCGTAAGAAGCGTAAAAAGCGTAAATGAGAAATTTAGGTCACTGGACGACTCAGTTAATTTTAGAGGATACAGCAGAGATACCATACGGTTTTGTGTATCAAATAACTAATTTAATTAATAACCGTAAGTATATTGGTAAAAAGCAATGCTTAACTATCAAAAAGAGACCTCCTCTTAAAGGTAAAAAGAACAAACGGTGTGAAACTGTTGAAACTGACTGGAAAATATACACTTCTTCATCCAATGAACTTAATAACGATATTAAAACCTACGGTATTAAGAATTTTTCTTTTGAAATCCTAAAATGGTGTTGCTCTAAATGGGAACTCAGCTATAATGAGGCGAGATTGCAATTTATAAATGAGGTACTTCTAAGTAATGAATACTATAACGGAATTATCAACCTTCGAATCGGAAAAAAACCAAAAAATATTTCATGAAAAGAAATATTTTGGTGTTAACTTTGTAGATTTGGATGTAATTAGTAGAGAAGCTTACTTTGCTACTAATCATACAGCGTTCGAGTATAATATTGCGGAAAATTATAAGAATAAAGACATTAAGAAAATATTCTTTAATGCGTTTATTTTTCACCTAACTGAGTATATTAAACAAACCAAGGTTAAGACAATCTTTTACTATAGTAACACACCACGACTGTTTGCAGAAGATGCAAAATTTGAAAGTGTAAATCAGTATATTATTAAAAGATGCAGCATACTGCTACCGATTATTATATGCACCAAAGATATTTTATTTAGTGATTATATTAAAAGATATGAACAGGATGATATCGAGACTGTTTCAGAGATGCAGGGACTAGCTCTTAAGGTTATACAGTTTAGTAATACAACCTTTACACTAAAGAAGCTCAACACTTTTTTAAAAAAGAATGAATTAACGTTTTTACGGAATGCTTATTTTACCCAGCATCAGACAAAACTAGCTCTGTTTACATAAATAATAGCATGAGTAAGTTTCTTAACTTAGTAGCGGAAAATACACCTGAAAATGATCTCGATTCTATAACAAAGGGTAAGCGTATGCTCCAAAAGTATCTTATCCAACATGATATTATGGCTACTGCTACTCAAGGTAGTAACGATATTTCTATAGTTGTACAGACTGATGAAGAAAATGTTGTTGTAGAACTAGAAGTTAAAAGTATTCGCAGTGTTAAACAAGAAGAATCTGAAGATATTGAAAAAGTAGTTAAAACAGTAGGCGCAGTAATGTCTATACCGAGTCAAAGCCTTAAACAACAACTTTTAGACCCGACCGCACGTAAAGTTCAAATAGCAAAAAGAGCTCTAGCAGATAAATTAGTTGCAGCAGCTAAAAAAATCACCGTATGAAAACATTAAAATTAATCGATAGATATCTCCACATATTAGAGCAGGACGAGCCTTTGCCGGTGGATGCTACAGATGTAACCACACAGCCTGCACCAGCACCTGAAACACTACCTCTGTCATCTGAGGGCGAGAAATATCTCGTCGATCTTCTTGTTAAGGCATTTTCACATTCACCTGATGCTGAGGAGTTAAAAATTATTGATGCCATAAATCAGGAGTATAAAGAACAAAATCCTAAAGAAGTCGCTGAAGCGATAGAAAAACTACTTGCCGGTGGTAAGGAGGAATTTCAAAATGTTCTTAACGGAATATAATTATGCAGTGGAGTTTAGAAAAAATTTACGAGTCCACAATTAGAGGCGTGCGGGTACCTGTACCTGCAAGATTGAGAGTCTTGGGTGAAGCAGACGAACAAACTAAAAAATATAGTAAGAAGGAATTAGCAATAATTATTGCTGCACAAGATCCTAGTTTAGAAGTTGGTACTTCGGGTAAGGACGTAAGAATACAGCCAATAGGCTCTTACGATCCATCTAAATTCACACAGGCACTAGAAGATGCTGGTCTAACAGTTATAAGAATAGCAAGACCCGGTGAGGAAGGATCTACGTCAGGACAGCTTCGTACGTATATTGTACATGATAAAAGCGGAAATGAATATCCTATCGTATTGGGTAAAGGTAAAGGCTTTGGTACTATTGACGAAGACCTTGTTTTAAACAGTTTAGAAGATCAGGTTAAAGCACTTCTCCTGCAGAACAATGATGATTATATTATTATTGATATAAATGGGTATAGTCAAAGGATTGATGGTATTAAGTCGACACCAGGTACTCCTAAGAGCGATTTTAATTTTACTTACAGAGGTAAGCCTGTGTTGTTTATATCACATAAAGCAGGTAAAAAAGCTTCTGACTATCAGCAATATGGCGGTACAACGTGTAAGTCAGGAAAAGATATTTGTCAGAATGAAGAAGTAGAAGAATTTGTTGCTCAAATTAAAGAGATGTATCCTGATGGAATGCCTCCAGGTAAATCTCTATGGAAAAAAATTAAAGATCCTGAACTTAAAAAACTCTCGCTATTCGGAATGGATTACGGTAAGGGGTATGGTGTGGATAACGTTAACGCATTATATCAAGGTAATATGACAATCGTACCTACTAACGACAACATTTATGAACTTGAGGCACATCATGTAGTGTATAATGGTGACATACCTACAGGTAATTACGAGCCTGTTTTGTATGCCAGATTTAGTGGATCTCGCGGCGGTAATCACGGTATCAAAGATCTAAGAACTTCAATTTCACCGATGGCTAAAATAACAAAGAATACGCAAGACGTTAGGACTAATACAGCTAACGTAGCCAGTATAGGCAAATCGGATACCGAACTAGAAAATTTATTATGAACACCTTTAAACAACACTATCAACTAATGCTAGAGTTCTTCGATGCTATCGATGGAGCAGTTAAACATATCGATCACCTCGAAGAGAATATTCTTAACAAGGGTAAGCAGGGTGTTATCGAAGCACTCAATCAGATTGAAGCTTCTATTGCTTATTTTGTTGATGAGTCTGACTACGTAATTAGTACTAAGTTTGACGGCAGCCCAGCTATTGTTGCAGGTGTAGATCCTTCTAATAAATTCTTTGTTGCTAGTAAATCTGCGTTTGCTAAAAATCCAAAAATTAACTATACTGAAGAGGATATTAAAAACAATCACGGACATGCACCAGGTCTAGTCGAAAAATTAACTCTTGCTCTCAGATACTTACCTTCTTTAAATTTAAAGGGTATATATCAAATGGACTACATGTTTGATAATATTATAAAACAATTTGAAACGCCTACATTAATTGATGGTGTTAAGAATGAAAATAGATTTATTACCTTCACTCCTAACACTATTAAGTATGCGGTGTCACCTGAAAGTCCGTATGGTGCTGAAATTTTAAATGCTAAAATTGGTGTTGCTATTCACATTGAGTATATGATTCAGAATGGTATTCTTAAAGTTAAAAAGTATACTACATCACCATCTGAATTTTCGCCTTCTAAGACGGTTTTCGTCTTTAATGTGTTAGCAAATAAACCTAAAAATGGTCAAAGTCAATTCGGTAAAATTCTCCTAAACGATGTAAAGAAGAAAAAGAATACAGTCTTAAAGCTCGCTGATAAAGTCGACTTTAGTGGACTTGATGAATACACAATCCCACTTAAAACATACATTAATTCTGAAATAAGATCTGGAAGATTCCTTGAAGACCCAGCAATGTCAGCGACAGAGTTTATAACCTTTATGTCTAGTAAACTATCTAAAGAGCTAGACAAATTAAAGAGTGAAAAGGGTAAGCTTAAGAAACAAGAGGAAATGATAAAAACTATTTCAGAGCTTAAGAATCTTAAGTCGTCTATTAAATACGCCTTTGAGATTACAAAAATAATTGCAAACCTTAAAAATAATCTCGTCAAAATATTCAACGAGATTACCAAAAATGATTTATTAGGTACTTACCTTGAAGAAACACCTGGAGTGTGGCAGACTACATCACCAGAAGGCTTTGCTCTCTCTAAAGTAGGCGTTGAAGGTGCAGATATTACAAAATTAGTAAATAGACAAGAGTTTAGTGCAGCTAATTTCGGTACTGGAAGACCGGGGAGCGTACAACCTAATCAGCAGCAAGGTAATGAAAATATTTAAACTCTATTTTACTGAGCAAGCTGAAGGTAAAACAGCTGTCATTGCTTACGGTAGATATAATCCTCCAACAATAGGACATGAAAAGCTTATTAATAAAGTAGAAGAGGTAGCAAAGCGTGAGCATGCCGATGCAATTATTGCTCCGTCTCATTCACAGGATAATAAAAAAAATCCCTTAACATTAGATGAAAAGATTTCTATTCTTACCCCAATGTCGCACACCGCTACTATTAATACCAGTGGTAAAACTCTTATTACTCTTTTACAAGATCTGCAACAAAAAGGATACACAAAAATAATCCATATAGCAGGTAGCGATAGAATACCAGAGTTTGAAAGATTAGTAAGTATGTATAATAACAAGGCCGATAAGAGTGGTAACATACCCTTTAGTTTTAATACATATAAGTTTGAATCAGCAGGTGAACGTGATCCTGATTCTGAAGGCGTTGAAGGTATGAGTGCTTCAAAGCTTCGCGAGCTTGCCAAGCAGGGTAATTATAAAGAATTTGTTAAAGGCATGTCGTCAAAGGTTAGTGATGATATTAAGCACAAAATATACCAAAATATACGCACGCGTATTAAATAATAATATGTTTACGAAACGTGATCAACAATCATTAGCTAGCGCTTACGAGGTAATTTCAGAGATGAACCTAGGTCCTGCAGCTGCAGGTATACAGCCTGTCGGTAAGCCAGTTATTATTGCAATGGACTTACCTGGTGCAAAACCAGAGTTTAAAGATAATAGTGAAGAAGATTACGAGCATGAGCATGATAATAGTGAGATAGAAATGGCTAGTGCTGAACTTCACAAGGTTTGTGATTTAGCGCCAAAATTAAAAGCCATGGTAGAACAAATGCCTGGTCTCGAAGGGTGGATTTCATCGAAAATAACAAAGGCTTCAGATTATATATCCTCTGTCTATCATTGGCTCGAGTATCAACAGCATGAAGATAAAGAGTGTGGATGTGATCACAATGAGGACATGTACGATATGGGATATGAAGATACAGAAAAATGTTCTTATGCAGCTATGGGTTGCAAATGTGGAGGTTGCCCAGATTGTAACTAATGAAAAGCTTCAAACAGTTTTTTGAAAAGACTGTAATCGGTCTTATTGAGCCTATAGATCTTCACGGTGTTGGTCGTGTAGAGGCGAAGATTGATTCAGGTAATGGTGCCTTTAATGTATTACACGGCGAAGATATTACTCGTCAAGGTGATAAAATACTTTTCACTACTATTAATGGTAAAAAATTAATTAAAGATATCGAGGACACTATCGCTATTAACATAGGCGCTGGTAATATTGAAGAAAGACCTGTAGTACGCTTCCGTATGAAGTTTGGTGGTAAGGAGTTTGACAATGTACCTTTTAGTATTGGTAATAGAGCTAGCAATGAATATAAAATACTCATTGGTAAGGACTTTATTAATAAGTTAGATGCGTTAATCGATATTGATGCTAAAAATATTGCATCGGATCAAATTGAGATTGACTATACCAAGTAGGCTCTGATCTATTTGTCCATGTAGCAAATTCTTTATCGTATATAATATATGCACGATACTGATCTATTACGCTTAACTGATTAAAATTAGGTAATTGTCGACAATTACAATCAGCACTTATAGCAACTGCATATGGTGTAAGCTCAGATTTAGTTGTGGTAATATTGTGAATGTTTTTATTACACCATTGAATAAACGTTTTAGTAAAGTGTTCGTTAGAATTTGTCCATCGATACATTCTCTCAGTAAACATTTCAAGTGTATGTGTTGCTAACCATTCAAAATTAGCTTTTGTTTCACGGGCCCAGATTGAGCACTGATGTTTAGCATAACCTTTACCTGATTTTCTTGATTTACCAGATTGTGTCTTAGGTGTAGATGGATGATCAAGCAGTTCTTGCGGGAATGCATGCGCTAACATAATACTTCCCTCCACTTGCATCTTTGACCTTACGTGTTGATCACAAAGATCCCGTGCTGCTAACACGGGATCGTCGTTAGTTACGAATATATTCATAACTTATAATATGTAAGTTCCCTTACTTTGAAGCCATATCAATGAACTTATAAAACTCAGTTCGTGTCTTATCATCAGAAAGAAAATCGCCAGTAAGCTTCGATGTAATCATAAAGCAGCCATCATGTTTCACACCTCTCAAACACGCGCACGTATGTTGAGCTTTAACCACAACAGCAACTCCAAGATTACCTTCACAAGCTAGGTTAATTGCATTATGTATCTGTACACATAAGCTCTCCTGTATTTGAGGCCTGCGCGCATAAAATTCAACGATACGATTCAATTTACTCAACCCAATAACTTTACCATCAATTGATGGAATATAAGCTACATGAGCTACACCAGTAAACGCAAGGTGATGATGCGAACAAAGAGATTTAACAGGAATATTACACTGAGCAATAACACCATCATAACCATCTGATGGAAATGCTGTTACACTTGGAGGTTCGCTATAACAGCCTGAAGCAATATCATTAACAAAAGCCTTTGCTACTCTCATAGGAGTATTAGAGGAGTTCGGATCATTACGCCAATCAAAACCAAGCGCGTCCATATACTTTTCATATGCTTTTGCAGCTCTTTTAATAATAGCTTGTTTCTCCTTTTCAGATCGAGGAGCATTACCGTTAGCATAGGGTAACTTTACTACCTCACCTACATTATCTTCAAATTCTTCCATATTGACAATTATAATATCATGTAATAGTATAATCAACTATAAATATAATTATGCGTACATTATCTCAGAAAGAATTGCTTCAAGAAGGTTTTATCGGTAAGATTGCTCAATTAGCGAGCGGGGGATTGGCCATGGCTGGTAAAGCTGCAGAAAAAATTCTTCCTGTAACAACAGGATATATTAAGGGTGCAGTAGGTGGTGCGAAAGAAATCACGCAAGCAGGTAAAGAAGGATACAAAGCCGAACAATTAAAACAAATGCCATTCTTTAAGCGTATGGTAAAACAATTTGAAGATGAAGGATTCTATTTAAGAGATCTTTCTGATAAAACAGGTAGTCAAAAACGTGGATCTGCAACTGTATCGGAATTAGACTATGATAATAAAGGTGAACCTATAGCAGGAGCTCCAATAACTAATCCAGTAGTTTATAGTATTGAAGGGGGACGATTACAAATTCTTAAAAATAAAAATTACTCTAGTAAAGCCGGTAAGTCTAACAAAAAATCAGGTAAGTCTAAAAAAAATCCCTAAAATCACTTGCAATCGTGTTTTGGTTTGATTAAGTGGATTGTAGAGACCTGAACGGAAGATCTTATTCTGAACTCTGAGTTTCTATTTAGTAGTTGATTAATTAAATTTACTGGTTATACTATTAATATGACTACAGAATTTCAATCAACGAAATTAATCGAGCTCGGTTCATGCGCATTTAGACAATGGCGAGCATCACATTCACACTGCAGATTCCTTCATGGATATCAACTCAAAGCTAAACTCTGGTTTAATGCTTCATCACTAGACGATAAAAACTGGGCAGTAGACTTCGGCGGACTTAAAGAGCTCAAAGCTAAACTACAACATGTATTTGATCATACTACTACCGTAGCAGCTGATGATCCGGAGTTAGCAACATTCGAAGAGCTTGATAGAAAGGGCATTATTCAACTTCGTGTACTCGATAAAGGTGTTGGTATTGAACGCGTAGCAGAAGTAGTTTATAGCATTGCAAATAGTTACGTTAAAGAATTAACCAATGATAGATGTTGGGTGGATAAAGTTGAAGTATTTGAACATGATGAAAATTCAGCTTTTTACAATAGTAGTTACAATGTAGTTCAGGAAGCAACTACACCTCAACCGGTTATTGAGCAAGTTATTATGCAGGAAGAAGCTCCTGTTCAAACAGAAAATACCTCACAGGTTGAGGTTAATCCGAGAGCTGCGCACGTAGGTCCTAATACCTCTTCTGGTAAGGGTAACTGGTTCTCAGGTACTTCTTGGGGCTAATTAGAAGCTTCCAATATATCAACAATAAATCGTAAAATCTTACTTCTTACGATTTCAGCTTGACCGAACTTAAATGTGTGGATTTCATTTTCCACGCATTTTTGATTATTAAAACGCTTAAATATATCCTCATATCCCGACGCTTTACCGATATCAGATTGTTTAAGGTCACCGCATACAATATACTTTGTATTTTTACCGAAACGGGTTAGAATAGTGATGAGCTCACTCTTAGTGAGATTTTGTGCCTCATCAACAATTACTATAGAATCATTAAAGGTAAGACCTCTAACAAAGTTAACAGGTACGGCATGAATAATATTATTAGCTTGAAGCGAACCACACGTTCCGTCTCCGGAAATTTCTTTTACTTTCTCAAGCAAGGGCATTGCATAGGGTAAAAATTTGTCATCAACCTCGCCGGGTAGAGCACCAATCGATCTAGAGGCAGATTCAATAACAGATCGTATATAGGTTATACCCTTTGTCTTCTGATCCTTTATAAGCTCCAAACCAGCAAGTACAGCAATATACGACTTAGCACTACCAGCCGGTCCATCCACAAAAACCATATTGGTTTCTTCACGCTTTATACAGTCATAAAACGCCTTGTGGTTAGTGTTGAAGTAGAAGGGCTTTTTAATTTTAAAATTAAAAAGCCAATTTTTTTGGATTGAGTCTTCTATGTCGACGATCTCCTCCAAACCTGCATTTTTACGCTTGCGCGTAGGTGCCTTGTGGGTCATGCATTAATATTTATTCAAAAGACATTAAATAACGTTAGATGAGCAGAAGTAAATACACCTCGAACCATACTAGTGATAAGGTATCTAGTGCAAACCTAGCAGATCAAGAAGAATGTACTATGGAAAATATAACTTTCAATGAGTTATATAATCTACTTATTGAAAAAACAAAACGTAAGAGAAAAAGCAAAATTAGATTAAAATGCCAAGCAAAAGCAAAAGCTAAATACGATGTATGGCCTAGCGCCTATGCGTCAGGATATGTTCAGCGTTGTGTAAAAAGAGGAGGTAAAATAAATTAATGGAACAAATGTCGCAAAAATCACTGCTTGAGAATTTAAATAAATGGTTCGCATCTCATATAGATAATAAGGGTAAACCGTTTAAGGGATGGATTAACTGCAAAACTGGAGGTCCGTGCGGTCGTAAGGATACTACCAAAGGATCATATCCAGCGTGTAGACCTACAAAAGCTCAATGTAAAAAAATAAAAAGTAGGATGTATAAGAAGAAAAGTTCTAAAAGAGTTAAGTGGAAGGGGTAGTTAGTTGATAAATTATAATCTAAATATATAATATATTATATGATTGATTGTGATAACGAGACTTTGTTTTTGAGTGACGATTTAATATTTTATACTATTGAAGGTGAGGGTGAGTATATTGGTCAACCTTCTGTATTCATGAGGATGTCTATGTGCAATTTGACGTGTATTGGATTTGCGTCAGAGTCGTCTCCAAATGGTTGTGACTCATATATCTCTTGGTCTATTAAGAACAAAAGAACTTTTAACGAAATCTTTCAGTTAATGGAAGACAATAATTATGTTGAACACCTTCGCAATAATGCTATTTGGAAGCTTACAGGCGGTGAACCTTTAATTCAGCAGAAGCAATTGTTGAAGTTAGTAACAGCTTTTGTGGATCGGTATAAGTTCTTACCTCGAATTGACTTTGAGTCTAATGCTACCTTAATGCCTGATGAACGTTGGGTTACAGATTTTAAAGCTACATTCACTACGTCACCGAAGCTTACTACTAACGGTGATCCTGAAGAGAAGACGTATAAGCCTGATGTATTAAAGTGGCATAAAAATCATAATTCAGGATTTAAATTTGTTATCAATAAATCAGAAGATATAGAGGAGATTTGGCGTAAATATATTAAGGATGAGCGTGGAATTAATGTACCTCTTAGTCGTGTGTGGTTTATGCCTTGTTGTGGATCTCGTGAAGAGCATATTGAAAGAGCCCCGACAGTAGCTGAGTATGCTAAAGCGCTACACGTTAACTTTAGTCCGAGACTGCATCTACTTCTGTGGAACCTCGCGCTCCGTGTATAAATACTAGTATGAAACTCAGCGTAGTATTTACAGTTCTTAATCAACTTAAAATTGATCACTGGCAAACAAAAAGTTTCGCTGAACATAAAGCACTCAATAGTGCGTATGAAGCTTTAGATGGTTTATTTGATACATTTATAGAGCAGTTTTATGGTAGAGAAGGTATACCAGAGAAGAAAATAACATATAATATTAAGTCAGATTCATATGATGGTAACCTTATCTCATCATATACAAAGATGAGAGATGGAGTTATAGATTATCTTTCGACTATTACAGCCGGTCGCGGCAATCTAAAAAATATTCAAGATGAAATAGAAGGCGAATTTAATCATCTTCTATACAAATTACAACAAAGCTAATAATAGATTTTTGCAACCTATAATCTAAAATAGGTATATGAAATCGCATAAGGTTCTAGTCCTTAATAAATTCTATTTTCCACTAGCTGTTGAGGGCATTGAGAAAACCTTCGGCAACGTATTTTCTGGATCTGTGATTCCTTTGGATATTAGCTATGAAGTAAATGACAACAATCAAATTAATCAGGAGGTTATCGAGTATTTTACTCCTATTCCGAATGTACAGGAGTGGTTAGCATTGCCTATAAGACCTTTCGATGAATATTTACAAACAGCGAGAGGACCTGTTCGGGTACCGTCTGTTGTTATTTGTGCTAATTTTGATCGTGTAATTTATAACAAGGTACAGTTCCCTACTAAACAAAATATTCTCAAACGAGATAATTTTACGTGTGTGTATACAGGTAAAAAACTAAACAAAGATGAACTAAGTGTAGATCATATTGTACCAAAAAGCCACGGCGGTAAAGATACATGGGAAAATATGGTGTGTTGTGATAGATTAACCAACTCTAAGAAAGCATCTTTTACACCAGAGCAGGTCGGCTTAAAGTTAAAGTATAAGCCGTATAGACCTAAAAACGGAATGACACTAGATCTTTATAAAGATGAGTGGGCTTCCTTCTTGAAAAATTGCTAACAGTTACTATATATAGATATGCGCATCGCTTTTTCAGGAACCGCAAATACCGGTAAGACAACATTAGTAAAAAACTTTCTCGCTGTTTGGCCACAGTATACAACCCCGGTCAAGACATATAGAGACGTTATTAAGGAAAAGAATCTTTCTCATTCTAATCAAGCTACAAAGGAAGGGCAAGAAGAAATTCTTAACTTTATGATTGATCAGCTTCAACAATATGATAATAAGAGTAAAGTTATATTTGATCGCTGCCCGTTAGACAATCTAGCTTATAGTCTTTGGGCGTATGATAAGGGAATTGAAGGATTTGATAAAGTCTTTATTGATAAGTGTATTGCGATTACTAAGGAATCCTTAAGACATATAGATATTATCTTTATGCTTAGCTATGACGATACAATTAAGATTGTTAGTGATGGAGTAAGACATTCTGATGTTAACTATATTAAGGAAGTAAATAATATTTTTACTGCTCTTTACGAACAATATTATCAAAATCCTGAAGCTGACATTTTTTTCCCTAAGCATGACTCTCCTGGCGTTATACAACTACCATCAAGTCCTCAAAAAAGAATAGATATTATATCTGAATATGTTGATCCTTCTGGTGAGCTTTATGGTGATGAACATTCTTTGTTTAACCCCGAAAAACTGGATGAGTTAGAATCATTAGTTAAACAGCAAAAAGCAGCCTTAGATGCTGAGAATAAAGAAAAGGAATTGTTTAAAAAATTTGGTCTATGAGTGATAAAAAAATAGGAGTAGGTATTATTACTTGTAATAGACCTGAATATTTGCGTAATCTGCTGAATACTTTACCAACAGAACATGAAGGTAAAATGGATCACTTGGTTATTATTAACGATGGTAAGCCTGTAGATGATTTTGATTTGAGTTTTGGTGAATGGGTAGATAATGAAACCAATCTCGGTGTAGGTAAGTCAAAGAATAAAGCTATGCAGCATCTTCTAGATAAAGGATGTGATTATATCTTTATTATTGAAGATGATATGCTTATTTTGGATCCTGCAATATTTGATAGATACATCGAAGCTCATAAGGCCAGCGGCATTCACCACTTTAACTACGGTCCTGGATCACCATTTAATCGCAAGCAAACAATTCAAAACTTCGATTTACATAACAGACATCTCCTAGATCAACATACCGAGCCCAACCCTAAGCTTGTTATAGACTATGGAGACGTAAAGGTCTCCCTATTTGAACATACAGTCGCTATGTTTTCGTTCTTTACTAAGGAAGTACTGGAGAAGGTGGGTCTCATTGATGATGATTTTTATAATGCATGGGAGCACGTAGACCACACTTATAGAATTATTAAGGCAGGTTACCATCCTCCGTTCTGGTGGTTTGCAGATCTACATGATAGTCACAAATACTTAACTGAAGCACCTGACGCTATTAATAATTCATCTATTGCTAATAATACTGAGCAATGGAATAAGAATGTTTATGGTGGTCGAGAGATATACAAACAAAAGCATGGCCATTATCCTAATGAGCCACCTTTCGTATCAAAAGACCAGGTTATACAAACAATAAAGCAACTTAAGAAGTGAGTAAACATATTTTATTCAATCATCATGAAGGAGGATTCTTCTCTAACTTCAACAAAGTAATAACATGTCTTGCACACGAAGAGGATGTGACAAAAATTACATGGTGTCTACAAGGTCAACCATTTGGAGCCTTTGCCTATAATTGCGATGAGGTGTTCTCAAAGTTATTTGAAACATACGATGAGAAAAAACCAATCGAATCGTATTATGGTAAAGCTCAATTTGAACACTTAGAATACACTGGTCAAAATGCGCATAATTTATATACCGGTGATGACGAATGGCGTACTACACTACATAACACATATAAAAAATATATTATACCTACAAAACTATTGCAGGATAATATCGATGTTGTTGATAAGAGCTTTGATAAGAATACTAATATTAAGATTGGTATTTTAAAGCGCAACCAGTTATTAAAATGCGAGCAGGTAAGTAATACCATGCCCGTGATTGATAGGTATATTGACGCTATACATCAAATATACGGTAATAAAACATGTGTACTTAGTGTTGATAATACTACAGATATTGAACAGTTTAAAAGTAATAGTGATTTAAAATTTGTTTACTCAACAGGTATTAGAAGAACAAATAAAGATACGGATATGGAGCCACACTTTACACCTGGAACAATTCAAGATGCATTGTATTATTTTATGGATGTATATATGTTATCAAGGTGTGACTATCTAATACATCCTATATCAAACATGGCTACAGCAGCCTTGTACATGAATCCAAATCTCAAATCAATATATCTACAATGAAAATTGCTATACTAGTTCCAACAAGAGAGAGAATGAATAATCGCTTAACGCTATTATTTTCTATTATTACAACCGTCAACGACATTAACAACGTCAATATATACTATGGTGTCGATAAAGATGATCCTACTTTAGAAACGATCAAAAAAG